CGTCAGGTGGCTATAAATAGACATAAACTAAACTCTAGAGTTAATTATTTAGAATAAACCATTTAAATGTTTTTCAAACTCCTCAAATTGTTTTAGTGTTTTATAATCAAAAGGAACTTTCGCCATTTCAGGTAAAGATACTTTCTGTTTCTTTTTATCTTTCTTAATCTTATTTAACAACTTAATAGCTTTTAATTGTTTTCTTGTTTTCATATATTTAACTTAGAGTAAGGGAGATGGGTTGGCTACACACCTACCCTACTCTAAAATAACTATATAATATAAAAAAAACGATACCACCATTAGAAAAGAATACGGCTCTAGCCATGGTGAGCTAGATAAATCTATTATCATTAAATCTGTTTTCTCTCAGATGATAACTATACTTTCTCTAGTTACTCCTTTGCAAGGTGTTTATGACATTTGCACTACTGCAAACTCGACAACTCTTATCGCAACCTCGTAACCGTAATCTTATAACTTAAAGTATATTAAATGTAAAGTTATAAGCAGTGGACACCACCCTTCTTCAGAAGTATCCGTTTCATCTCCACATTTATAGGTCGTGGATTTAGCCAACCTTTGATAGAACCATTATAGCATATTACAATATAAATGTCAATAGCATAACTGTGGATAAACCTGTGGATAACTATGTGGATAAACTGTGGATAACTTTTTCTATATAAGCCTTACATATCAACATATAATCAATAGAGAGAAAAAAATAACTGTGGATAACTATGTTAATAGTGTGGATAACTTTATTATAACACAAAACACTTGACAAATAGTTAAAAATGTGCTATAATGTATCAAGTAAGAATAACTAACACTTCGTGAGAAGATTAAAAATGGATAAAAATAATATATTAAATGAAATAAACGAGATAGTAGGTAACTATGAGAATAGCCAAATACAGATAGTAAAAGGATTATATTACAATCAATCAGAAACTCTACGAAAGATAGAGTTCTATTGGAATAGTAAATACTTAAATAAACAAACAGATGAACTAGGTAGAATTAAACCATTCCATCAAATATCTAAGTTTAGAGTTAATGTAGCAACAAGAGCAACTGACCTTGATATAAAAGATATTAAGATTACTTCAGACAATCCATCCGAGAGAGTTCGCTCAATGATATTAAACCATGAACTATATAACTGGATGAAAGAGGCTAACCTATCTAAAACTCTTAATGAGTTTGGAAAGAATAGAGCCAAGTATGGTGGTGCTTTAATTAAGAATCATATAGAGAATGGTAAACTAAAAATAGAGATAGTTGAATGGAAGAATACAATTACCGACCAAGTATCTATTGCTGATGGTGTTATTATTGAAACACATTATATGTCTCCAAGTGAGTTATCTAAAAAGAAGGATGTCTGGGATAATGTTCCTGAGGCTATGAAACTTGCAACTAAGACACAGAATAATAATAATTCCTCAAGTGAAACAAGTGAGAATAAGATTCCTATTTATGAAATACATGGAGAGTTCCCACAAACAATGAATCCAAATATTATAGAGAATGCAGATGAAAGTATATACGAACAGATGTCATTCATTATTGCTGGCAGTAAAGATGGTAAACAATACATAATGGACTTCCAAGAAGAGAAGGAGATGCCTTATCATTTCTTAGCGTGGGATTCTGTTGCTGGTAGAGGACTAGGAATAGGTATTGTTGAAGATGGTTTTGAAGCACAGATGTGGACAAACGATGCAATCATAGCAGAAAAGAATGCTATGGATTTAGCTGGTAAAGTTTATATACAAACAACATCAAAGAAACTAGGTAATAATATCCTAACAGATAGTGATAATGGAACAGTATTTGATGTAGAGGAAGGCTCACAGACTAATGTTCTTAATTTAACACCTACAGCATTACCTATGTTCCAAAATCTAGTAGAGAAATGGAATACACAATATGAAAGAGCGACTAATACTTTTGAAGCAGTTTCAGGTGAAACAATGCCATCAGGAACACCATTAGGCTCACTAGCGATTCAGTCAGCACAATCTGGTTCATTCTTTGACTATCGTAGAGAAGAGGCTGGTATATTCTGGGAGGAAGTTATTATGAAAGTAGTTATGCCTTTCCTTATTAAGAAGATAAACAAACAGCACATACTAGCAAGTGATTTTTCTAATGATGAACTTGAAGTTATAGATAGTTCTTTCTCAACATATCATGCTAATGAAATGGCTAAGAATAAGATACTAGATGGAAAGATAATTACACAAGATGAATACAATGATTATATTACAGCATTAAAGGAACTTATCTCAACTGATAAAAAGCGTAGATATATAGATGTGCCAGATAATTACTTTAAAGATTTTGAGGCAAAGGTATCAATAGATATTACTGGTGAAAAGAAAAACAAACAAGCAATACTACAGTCTCTATTTACAGTTCTAACACAGATAACAAGTAACCCAACAATACTAGCAGATAAGAATACACTAGCAATATTTAATCAAATGTTAGAGATGTCAGGATTAGATTTTATGCCAATACCATTACAACCACAACTAGCACAAGCAAGTAAAGGTGGAACAGCACAAGCACCAGATATTGGTGGAGGTGCAGTAGCAAAACAAACAGAATCAGTATTACCAGCAGCACAACAAAAGTAAATCATAAAATTATGGAAACATTAATATGTATTAAAACAAAAGACCCAACATATTATAATGACCACATAAAAGATGGTGATGTTTATGTTGCTGTTGAATCTGAAGTAAACAAAGACACAAGAGAAGCACTTGGAAAAATAATATTAAATGCTCTAATTGAAAAACCTTATGGAAAACCTAATTAAATTATCACAAGACAAAGCAACACTTAAAGACCTTAAAGACTTTATATATAAAAAGATGTATGCAAAGATAGTTGATAAGGTTATTAAGAAAGAAGATGTGTCAGGTTATGCAGATGCTAAACAAATAATAAAAGACTCACTTGAAGAAATAGATTCATTGTTTAAGGATGGTAAGAAATCAAGTAAGTTAAATCAAAGCGAATAAAACTAACGGTTATGATTCCGACCAAAAATCAACATTATTAAGGGTTATCATTCCCACCAAAAATGTTTAACATTACGAATTCTCATCATGGAAAACGAAAATGTATTAGATGCTCAAGAGGTAGTTGAAGAGCAGGAAGAAGAGGAAACTACAGATTTAGTAGAGGAAACTGAAGAGGAGGAAACTCCTGCTGAAGATACCGTTACTATTTCAAAGGATAAACTAAAAGCTATGCAAAGAAAGGCTATTGCCTACGATGCACAGAAAAAAGTTGCTCCCGTGCAAACTATTAACAACAACCCATCGATTCAAGCTGATGAATTAAAGTTAATTGCTCGTGGATTATCAGACGAGGAAATAGAACAGGCTAAAGTTATAGCAAAAGGTAAAGATATTCCATTAATGGAATCAATCAAAGACCCTTTGTTTATATCTTATCAAACAGACCTTAAAGAAAAAGAACGTAAAGAGAAAGCAAAACTTGGTTCATCTAAAGGCTCTGGTTCATTCCAAGCAGAAAAAGGTTTTCATTCTGGTATGACAAGAGACGAACACTTTAAATTATGGCAAGAGTCGAATAAATAAAGATTATTTTATATAGATTATTAGTATTATTAGTTAATCTTAACCCTATATAATCTAGTTTTACACAAACAAAATGGCATTCCCAACAGGCACAGAGACTTCAACAACTCTAGCCGAATTAATCCCTCTTAAATGGGGTGAATCAATCAATGATTTCTTCAAGCTAAAACTTATGCTTGCTGATTTCTTCACAGACCGTTCAAGTGAATTAGCAGATGGTGGCTCAACACTATATACTCCAAATCTTACAGAAATGGCAGCAAATAGTAAAACAGTTGCAACAGCAGTTACACTTAACCAACCAACAGAGACTAAAGTAACTCTAGCAGTAAATAACTGGTTTGAAGTTTCTTTCGCAATAGAAGACAGAGAAGCTGCACAAATCAAACATTCATATTACATACAAGAAAAATATGCTATGAATGCTGGTTACACAATGGCTAAGAAATTAGAAGTTGCACTTGCAGCTCTATTCGCAGGCTTTAGTCAATCAGTAGGTGCATCAACAACAGCACTAGCAGATAGCGAAATTCGTTCTGCTATCGCAACATTAGAAGGAGTAGGAATTGACACATCAAGTGATGTAGCATTCTTCCTTTCACCGTCAGTATTCTGGGCTCAAGTTCAAAACCTTGACAAGTTTTCACTAGCATTGAATTCACCAGTTAATGACCCAACAGCAAAAACACCTAAAGCAACACTTTATGGTATTCCTGTTTATGTTTCAAATAACATCCAGTATGTTTCCGGAACAACAGGTCGCAACAACGCCCTAGCACACAAAGATGCTATCCATTTCGCTACTTCACCATTAGGTTCAGGTGGTTCAATGGGGTCTTCAATGACAGGTAAATATGGAGTTCGTGTTCAAGCTAACTACATCCCTGAGTATCTTTCAACTGTAACTACAGCTGACTTACTTTACGGAGTAGTAGAGAACAGAGACAATGCAGGTGTTAGAATCTTAACACAAGTATAGTCATCAATTAATAACTAATTGTTTATGCTTCGTCTCCACTCCAAGAAGCGGAAGACGAGGCATAATCTTGGAAACAATTTTATGTCAGTATATATAGACCCAAACTTAAAGAAAGAAAAAGCGTTTATTAATGTCGAAGGAGATATTATAAACAAAGACACAAAACAAGTTTTAGAAAAGAATGAAGTGGAAACAGTATTGCCACCAGAAGCAGTCAAATCACCAGAGGTTAAGAGTAACATGGATGATAAGATAAGTTCTTTAATAGAAAGTAAAATAGCAAGTAAGATAGACGAGATTGTCAGTAAAAAGATTGATGAAATCTTGAGTAAATTATAATATGAAAGTATTTTATGTATCAAGTGGATTAGATGGATGTTATAATGTAAGGTGTTTACTACCCTTACAGCATAATGGATGGGATGGTGATAGAACATCATTTGCACCATATAATATGACACCTGAAAATAAAGCATTAGCAGCAAAGAGTGCTGATGTTGTAGTCTTTCATAGACCAGATACAGATAATAAATTAAAACTTGCTAGATTATTAAAAGCAGAGGGAAAAAAGATAGTATTTGATAACGATGATACTGTTAAAGATGATGGAGGTTTTAAGTTTAATGAGTATATGAATAAAGAAAGACTCGAAAGAGGTCTAAAGACATTAAACCAGAATATAGATGCTTTTATCAAAGAAGCAGACCTTGTTACTTGCTCAACCAAATTCCTAGCAGATGAATACAGTAAGTTAAACGATAATGTTGTTGTGTTGCCTAACTGTGTAGACCCATTCTATTTTGATGAACCTTTAAGAAATGAGGGGGATAAAATAAGAATAGGGATTACTGGTAGTGTAGCAATAACATCTGATATGGAAGTATTAGAACCTATTGTTAAACATTATGAGAATGACCCAAGAGTTCAGTTAGTTATGTTCTCAATGCCAGACAATAAAGAAGATAAAATTGTCTATGAATTATATAAGGATGAATATGACTTCTGGGGCAGTGTAAACATAGAATGGCATCCATTTGTAAACGCACACGAATATTACGACAAACTGAACGAATTAAGACTAGATATGGTAATAATTCCCAGACATGACAATCTATTTAATAGATGTAAGTCTAATCTAAAGTTTTTAGAGAATAGTATGTTTGAAATCCCATCAATATGTCAATCATTCCCTACTGGAGATAGCCCTTATCAACAAAATCCTGAAGACTCCAAACACTTACTACTAGCAAACACCTTTAATGAATGGATAGAGCAGATAGAATCACTAATAACCAACAAGAATAAGAGACAGGCTTTAGGTGAGGGTGCCAAAGAATATGTTATAGAAAACTATTCAATAGATAAACATGGAGATAAATGGAAAGAGGCTTATCAAAAACTAATAAATAAATAAATTATGGAATATCCTAGAAAAATAAAAATAGAAAATGAGAAACTAAAGAAACTACTAATAGAAAAGAGTAACCTGATTACTATTGGAAGAGGAAAGAGTAAGGAAATAGAAAAGATAGAGGAAGAGATGGATAACATAGATAAAGATATACAAGAAGTAGAAAAGACAGTAGATATTTCAGTTATTCAAGCAGAAGCAGAGGAGGTAACAAAAGCCTTTAACGAAGTATCTGCAAGAATGGAAGAAGTAAACCAAAAGATATATACATTAATGAAAGAACACACACCAGAAGACCTTTCTATTAAGTATACTAAACTAAAGAAAGATAAAGAGGTATTAGAAGAAGAAAGAAACAAAATAGCACTTAAAGCACAGAAATATACCGATAAGATTATCCCAATCACAAGAAAAGTAATGGCAGAACATATAGAAGGAGATTTTGAGGACTATGAAACAATACAGATTATAGATGGAGAAGTAGTAGGAACAATTTTTAATCATTTAGAGGATTGGAAAACAAACTTTATTAGTAA